GCGAACTCGTCGAGAAAGAGGATGTTGAACGACATACCTCGGACAGCACTTGCAGACGTAGAAGCTGCCAATATCTTACTGCCATTTTCTAGTTCCAGAGATCCTTTGTTCCATGCAATGATACCCTGCTGCATCCATTTGGGCAAGTTCTCATATGCAGTCTGTAACCTTCCAAGGAGTTCCCTTGCAGTTGCTGCTTTGTTTGCCAGAATACCAATGTTCACACTGTCGTTAAAGACAGCATAATGCAAAAGGTAAGATACGACTGTAGTGGATTTACCAGTTTGTCGTGGCATCTTACAGATATTAAATCTGTTATTGTGGAAGTTATTGATTAACTTCTCTTGGAAGTGGTAGGGGTGAAACTGAGTCAGACCCTCATCAAGAGAAACAATTTTAATATAGTTGTTTGCAAAGTAAACTGGGTCTTCTTTACATTTTAAGAATTCACGGATTTGATCTTCCGTAAATTCAATCGGGGTATTCGCCTTCTTTAGGTTGGGATTACCAAGATATATTCCATTATCAGACATATGTTAATCAGCAGTTCCAGGCTCTAAGTGATTTGTTGATTCTGCTATCTGGATCGTTAGCAGTTTTAGAAGAGGTAAGTTTCTTTTTCATTCCTTTCATTCTAGCGCAGAATGACGCTCTACGGGGATTTCCAACCTTCTTGCTTGGTGCCTTAAGGTCTGATCCAGGATTCTCCCTTTCGTAAGATTTACGTCCCTTCTCGTTAAGTCCTCCCTCCTTATTCTTTCCTGCTTTTTTTGTCCATGCTGCTCCTTCTGTATGAAGAAGTGGTTGTCCTGGTTCATAGTCCGAAACGGTGTAAGTTATGATTCTTGCGCCAGGATATACTTTAGAAATCTGATCTTGGACATCAGACTTTTTGGGGACAGAAATTTGAGGGAAGAACATCTTCAATCCATAATTCTTACCTCTATAACTGAAGTAAGCATCAACAATGTTGCCGGTCTTAGCAGGAATTCTAACTGCTTCACCCATTGGTTTTACATAATTCTTATCTGGACCTGGTTTACCACCATCTCCACCTCTAGGTTTCTTTGGTCCATCACAAGCAGTTTTTCCATGAACTGGACAATCCATACCTTCAGAAGTATGAGAGCACTTCATCTCTTCACCCAATGCCTTTGCAGGAGTTTCTGCTTTTGATGTTGCTAATTGCTGCTGTCTCTTCTGAGCAATCATTCTATCAATTCTTGCTCTCTTCTTTTGAAGTTGCAATTCTTGAGGAGACATTGATGCCTCTTCTTTTGGCACACAATTAGGAACTAATCTACCACCTTTCTTTTTCATACCCACTTGCTTGTGAGTATCCCAGCAAGGATCTTTTTTCTCTTCAATTTCAGTTTCTTCTTTCTTGACACAGTTTGGATATCTCTTTCCAAACATAGTCTTCATACCTTTCTTCTCATATCCTTTCCAGCATTTCTCACCAAGCATCTTACTTCCAATGCCTTCAGTTGCTTGAAGAGGTTCTGGTTTGATGAGATCTACAGTTTCGTAATCTGTAGGAACGAAATCATCTCTCCAATTTGAGAATTCTTCTTTCTTGGTGCTATTACCCCAGTTAGCAGCACCTTTCTTACGACACTTGACCAGTGCTCCTGACGCATATGCACTTGGCCAAACTTTATAACGAGACTTTACTTTATGGTAGCAGGCATCTTTTTCACCTTCTACGATTTCAATCTCGTCACCAACTTCTACATTATTTTCTGCGAACCATCCACGATTAACTTCCAAAGCACAACGCACCTTTCCATTAGATGCAACTGCACTTTCGTCAAATGGTTCTAACTCTTTAATACTTTCAATGATTCCATCTTCTCTGATGAAGGCAATGTCAAGAGGAATCTTTGTCTCTCTCATATGGAAAGATTGCTCTGCAATATCTTCAAAAACAAAAAGCATACCACTGTTGATGTCTAAACTCTCACGGAACATAAGTCCCAGATTGAAATCTCTAATATTATTAGGAATCTCAAGTTGAAGTGGTAAGGTTGTAAATTCTTCTTTCATACCTTTTGCCTTTTTCTCATTGTCGATGTTGTGATCTACACCACCGTGCATGACACGTTGCTTAAGTGTGGAGACTCCATACTTATCTTGTTTATGACGAACCATACTCTTGTAACGATCAAATTTGTCATTACCTTTTTTGTCGTACTTAGGTGCTTTTTCGACAATTGTTTCTTCAGTCTTCACNTTAATTGCCTTCCCNGAACGATTTGGATTTGGATCTTTACGATTNTTGCGACGGAATGCTCTCTCTTCTTCATCCTTAGAGAGATTGCGTTTCATNTTNCTAGAACCACANTTTGGTTTAGTGGTTTGTCCTGGTTGCTTTGCNCAAGGTTTGCCAGCATATTTGCCACCCAATTGAACCCAACCAGGTTTTCCATCAGATGATTTGCTCTTGCCAAACCAGTCACGCAAAGAGTTGTCACCACTCTTGTTTGCTTCATCAACAGTAGCACCATTTTCTTTACGAAGCATTCCTTCAGGATCTACCATAAACCCAGCAGGAATTGGCCTGCACTCCTTATTGGTGTAACAATAGTATTGTCCCGCAGGACAACGACCATTCTTTGCTTCGTTCATTATTAAAGAGTCTCTTATTATTTATGCTCCAGGAGTTTCTTCAGCATCTCCTGCAATTGTCGGCCAAACAATATTATCTGGATTTGAGTTTGTTTGAGGAATATCTCTCAGTTCTTGCATATAGGTATCAAGATCTGAAATACTATCCGTATGTGTTGTTATTCCTGCTCTTTCTTCACTTTGATATCTTAAAACTCTTTGATCTGCTTCACTTAATAAGTGATCCCTCTGACTTCTAACTTGTATCCACTTTGAATCAGTTATCTGATCTAGTTCTTCTTGTGTAAGTTCAGTAACATCCCACTCTGTGGTTTCTCTATTCCAAACTAACTTTTGAGTGTTTGCATTATATGAAGGATTATCGGCAACTGTTGTTATTCCTGCACTTACTAAATCGGAATCAGTAAATGTAGTATTATCAGTTTTTGTTAATCCGTTTGATAACCTGATTCTATGAGGTAAAGTGGTTATCGGATAATCCCCATTTACTGAGTATTGCATTTTTAAAACGTTTTTTATATTTTATATATTAGGGGAAAGATTCACCATCTCCCCACATAATCCTAACTGCACCACCGCCACCATTTCCTGCTTCATTATAATTATTATCTGCACCACCTCCTCCACCACCATAAGAACCACCAAAACCTGCAGCACCATTATTTCCACCAGAACCACCACCTCCAGGAGAACCATCATTCCCAGGAGAGGGACCACCTGATCCACTTGGACCTACACCATCTATTCCAACTCCACCTCCTCCTCCACCACGGTCTAGAGGCCCACCATATCCACCACCTCCTCCTCCACCACCCGATCCAGAGAATCCATTACCATTACCACCACTTCCATTATATCCACCAGCTCCTCCACCACCTCCGGCTCGTCTTGAAGTTGGAGATGGTGCGGGTCCACCATTTCCACCACTTCCTCCACCATCTCCAACATATCCTCCACCACTACCTCCAGAACCATAATTACCTCTAGTCCCACCACTACCAGATACAGTTGCTGGACTGATAAAATATGAGGGAGTTCCAGGGGTAGCATTACTAGTGGTTCCATAAGTACTGCGAGATCCGCCAGAACCAACTACAAGTGGATAAGATTGTCCACCAACTACAGGTATATCATTTTTCCATCCGAGTCCACCACCACCGGCTCCTCCAGATCTTCTGCTGTATTGATGACCCCCACCACCTCCACCAATACAAACAACACAAACTGAAGACACAGTTGGAGGACAAGTCCAACTATAACTTCCAGGACTAGTATATCTAGACTCTCCTGGTGGTGTTGGAACAAATCCCCAAGTGTTATTACTTTTTAGTTGGTGTGCATCAAAAAGTCCCCAGATACCACTTTGATTTGAACTAGTATCAAAGTTTTTACCCCAACGACCTCCGTTTCTACCTCTTCCTCTTGGCATAATTTATCTCTCCTTACTTAGTAGCTCTAACTTTTATCCATATGGAAGAACCGCCATTCATATTAACTCCACCCCAGTTTAGATTACCAATATGTGGTCTTATATTGAACTGGCCAGAACCAATTCCGCCACAATTACTAATATTAGTACTATGAATAGTTCTTGCATTACCAGCAGTAGTATTATCATTTAATATGCCACCAGTTCTTCCACCAGCACTAGTAAAAGTACTCCATTGACTAGTTGCTACACAACCTAAACTAACTGCCCATCCACCTTGAGCACCTGAAGAAGTTCCATTTCTGAGAGAAGTTGCAATAGCTGTTGCAAAGGTAGAATTAGTTAAACTTACTGCTGCAGTAGTCCCACTACTAATATTACTTTGATAAATGTCCCATCTTGTTACTGATGATGGAGTATGGTCCATCATATNCATCCAAGCAAACATAGCTGCTGATGGCACATTACCGCTAACAAATGACATTTTGACTTCTGTATATAGAGAATTATCTANTACATAATTGCTATCAGTTAATGCANTACCGTAATGAAATGTATTAGGAACTGATCCCCATGNATTATCAGATTTTAATGAGTGTGCATCATTAAGGTCCCAAATACCACTTTGAGTATTTTGCTGGCTTCTTGGATCTCCAATGGCACTACCATTTCTACGGAACCAAGGCATTATTCACTAATCTCCTCATAAGAACAAGTTGCACTTAAATCTCCAGCAGCACTTGCTAGTACATATAGTGCCATATTTTCCTCCAAATAGATTGAAGTATCTTTGGAAATTACAATCAGTGTTGCGTCTGCAGGAACAGCAACTGTATTTGCTAATGTAGAAAGAAGTGTAGTACTAGTATCCCTAAGTGTTACAGTAATATCTGCAGAGTTTGTTCCATCAATATTTGCAATAATCAGAGAGTTGATTTTAAGTATTTTTCCTGATGATGCTACATTACTTACAAGAGGAGTAGCAGAAGTTGCAACATCAGTATCATATNCNGTCTTTCCGTATATACTTGCTACGGATACTATATTTGGATTTGCCATTAATCAGATGCTCCTCTGTGAATTTATTTATTAATATCAACCAAAAACCATTGCCATAGCAATTGCCTTTCCTGTAGTAACACCACCAGCAGAAAGACCGGTTAGATTAGATCCATCACCATGAAATGATGTTGCAGTAACTGAGTTTATTCCAGAAACATTAGTTGAAGTATCACCAACAATATTT